GCACTTCTCGCGCAAAAGGAGCTATACGGGCGGGAGTATGACTTTCCGTTCGACTACGACCCGGAGACGGGCGACGAGCGCGTTTTACTCGACTGGCTGGAAGACATAGCCGATGAAGCGGACGTACCGCATGACGGCGACCTCGTGATTTATCGCTTGCCGGGAGCGGATGGAGTAGTACGGCATCACATCGGCACGGTTGTTGACGAAGCGTTGTTGCACATCTATCCGGGCAAGACTTCGCGGAAGGTGAAATTCAGAATGAAGCGTATACACAAAATCTACCGGGCGAGGGAGGTGGGATCATGCCGGGAGCCGCGATAGGGGCGCTGCTTGGATTTGCGTTTTCGGGAGCGCTTGCCGGGGCGGGGATATTCTCCATTTTTGGGATGGGAATTGGCACGCTTTGGCTTGTCGGCGCGTCCATCGGTTCACTCTTCGACGCTCCAAGCCTTGACATAGGCGGGAGTACACCGAACTACGCCTTCGGACAGCTATCAAACACGAAGAGCCAACTTCTCCCGGTCCCGATAGTGTACGGGCGGTGCAGAGTCGGCGGCAACATTTTCATGCAGACGTTCTACGATGATTCCATGCAGAAGATGGATATGTTTGTCGGCGTATCCGAAGGGCCGATTCAGAGCATAAAGAGCGTATATGCCAATGATGTGGTATTGATCGACGAGAACGGCGACGACGTGCATGAACTTGTAGAAAGTTCGTTGAATCTCCATCTTGGAGCGCCGGACCAGGTAGCCGACAGCCGCGACCCAGGCGGGAGCACGTATCCGAATACTGCCTATATCGCCTTGACGTTAAAGGCGCAGGACGGATTATCAGGCAATCCAGTAATCTCCTCCATCGTGGAGGGACGCAAAGTTTGGACGCCTGCGGGTACGGTATTTTCTCGTAATCCTGCGTGGATAGTGTACGATTTTCTGACGAATACCCGATACGGCGTCGGTATTCCAACAGACCTGATAGACCTCGACAGCTTCACGGATGCGGCGACGTATTGCGACACGCCAATTGACGGAGCACCGCGTTTTACGCTGGATTACATCATCGACGTTCAGCGTCCCGCGATAGACCACTTACAGGCGATGCTCGGTTGTTTCAGAGGTTTTTTCCTCGCCCGCGACAAGATCGAACTCCACGTCGAGCAGACGGGGAGCGTGTACAAGGCGCTCGGGCCGGATAATTTCGTGAAGGATTCCTTCACTTGGTGGCAGAAGAGCGGTGATGATTCGCCGAACAGGATCGTCATCGAGTGGATCGACCCGAATAACCACTACGAGCAGAGTTCCGCGCCGTTCGAGATCCAAGAGGATATTGCCGCGCGCGGGGTTTTTGAAAAGAGTATTTCCCTTCTTGGAGTCACACGCCCGGAGCAGGTCGGTAGACTCGGGAATTATCTGCTTGAGACGGCGCGAAGGGTGCAAAACTTCTGTGCGTTCCAAGTTTCGCTACAGGATGCGGACATCGAGGCGGGGGAAATAATTAGCATCACTTACCCGGACTTTACCGGATGGAGCGCGAAGCCGTTCCGCGTGCTGAAAGTACAGGACGAAGGGCAGACCGGGAACGTCACCATCACGTGCGCGGAATACGATTCTGCGGTGTACTCTGACGATGGATTGCCGGTTATAACGCCTGACCCCGACGACCCCCCGATTACATATGACGATGTGTACGCGCTGGTGTTGGAGGACGTAGGACATCAAGAGGGTGACGGTACATGGGTTCCGATCATCAGGGCGACATGGCAAAATCCATCCGACTACACGCCGACGGCGATCAATGTCCGGTGGCGGTATGTTGCGGACGAGGGCGACCCTGATGAAGAATGGACGCTCCACGCAAACAGTACGCGCCTGATTACGCAAACGAACATTCCAAGTCTTGAAACCGGGCGCGAAGTCGAGGTATGGGTGAATTGCGTTCGACCGGATACCGGGAAGGAAACGACCGGTAAAATAGCGTCAATCGTCGTGGGGAAGGACGTGGAAGCCCCCGATGCGCCAACAGGATTGACGGCTACGGGGTGGTTCGGAAGCATCATCCTCGAATGGATAAACCCGACCGCGCCCGACTTGTCACATATCGAGATATGGGAAAACGCCGTTGACGACCGGGACAGCGCGGTAAAGATTGCAGACGCGAAAGGCACTACGTACATGCGGTATCTCGGCTCGTTTCAAGGTAGATACTACTGGATCCGAGCGGTAGACCTCTCCGGGAATGTCAGCGCGTGGAACGCAGATGCTGGCGTGTACGGGTATAGCGACCAAGAGGATCATCAGGACCTCGTAGACATTATCCTGCAAAACGAGCTGGTACAGGAGGCCATAGCGGACCTCAATACTCCCATAGAATCTCTTGCTGAGACGGATATTTTTAACGCTCTCTCCGACTATGAAATGAAGCTAGAGGATAACGCGAAAGGCGTTTTTCAAAACATGAGCGACGAAATGGCAATCCTTGCTTCCCTTTCCGAGCTTACCGATGTTCAGCATTCTATCGCTTCTATTCGCGAGGAGCGGATTACCAGACAGACGGAAGACGAGGCGCTGGCGTCACAAGTGCTCAACATCTCCGCCATGATCGGCGATCCCACAAATCCGGGAGAAGATACTGTTTACGCCGCTATCAATATCGAACGAACCGCAAGAGCGACAAAAGACGAAGCATTGGCAAGCGAAATCAATACACTTTCAGCGGTGATAGGCGACCCGACAAATCCTGGACCGAACACGGTGTATGCGGCAATCAAAACAGAGCGAACAGCGCGGGCTACCCGGGACGAGGCTTTAGCGAGCGAGATATCAGCACTGTCGGCGGTGATAGGCGACCCGACAAATCCAGGTCCTGATACGGTCTACGCGGCAATTGTGGCAGAGAGAACCGTCAGAGCGACGAAGGATGAGGCGCTGGCGCAAAATATCAACGTGTTGTCCGCGACGATAGGCGACCCGTTCAATCCGGCTCCGGGAACAGTCCATGCGGCGATTAAAGATGAGAAAACGGCGCGTGCGAATGCGGATGGTGCGCTGGCAACGAGCGTGAATACACTTACTGCGAGCATCGGCAATCCTGCAAGCCCCGCTCCGGGTTCAGTGTATGCGGCGATTAAAAACGAGGCTGCGGTAAGGGCTTCCGCTGATAGTGCGCTCGCTTCCAACGTTACGACGCTGCAAACCAAGGTCGACGGGAACACCAACAGCGTTCAAGTTCTCTCACAGAGCGTGGACGGGATCAAGGGGAAATACGCGGTCAAGATCGACACGAACGGGTATATCACTGGCTGGGAATTGATCGGCGGTGCAACATCCGGTAGCATGATAATTCATGTGGACAATCTCATCATCGGACGTCCGGGGGCGACAAATCAGTACCCCTTCGTAATCGGCGTAGTTGACGGCGTTCAGCGGATATCACTGAGCAACGCCTTCATCCAAGACGGCAGCATCAAGAACGCCAAAATCCAAGACCTCACGGTAGGCAGAATAAAGCTGGCTTCAGGGGCCCTTGCCGGCCTGTCCTGGGGTTATAGTTCCTATTCATCTGCGTTGCAATCGCGAACTGGGGAAGGTACTTTTACCCCGGCAGGGGGAAGCGTTTCGATTGCCACGGAATCACGAGGCAGGGTGCTGATCTCCGGGTTCTTGCGAATCCAGTATTGGCATGGCAGCTACACCGCATATTTAAAGCGCAACGGAGTAATCGTTAGGACTATGGGGGCGACGGGGGGAGGCGCATACGATCCATACTCTACCTTGTTCGCATTCTACGTGGACGAATCACCAATCAACGGCGTGGCAAACTATTCCATCACAGTCTCTTATAACGGGGAGGCGACGTATGTGAGCAATTGCGGCCTTTCCGTGTTGGCAATTTACAGATAAGGAGGCCCTTATGCTCTTTGCTATTTGTGAAGGAGAACGAATTTTGGGGTTTCGGGATATCCCGGAGGGCGACTCGATACTGGACTTTCACCGCCAGACGGAAACCCTTATCCCCTGCGATCCCTCTGCGACGGAAGACACACACTATCTGAATAGTGTTGCTCTTAAGGTGATACCGCGCCCTTCCATGCCACTCTCCATCTCCGGTACGACCATTACCGGCATACCCTCCGGAAGCGTGCTGACGCTTGGAGAGCAGGAGTATCAGGTAGACGACGGCGAAGCGGAGATAACAGGGTACAGCGGCACGGTCAAAATCACGTGCTGGCCGTATCTAGATG